AGCCTGACGGAAAAATCATATGGGGCGAGCCGCTCAGCAAGCCGGGGGACTATGTGACGCTGCGCGCTGCGATCGACTGCATCGTGGTCATGTCAACCTGCCCTCAAGATATGATCCCGATCAACGGGGCTGACTGCAAACCAACCGAGGTTCATTACCGACTGCTCGACTGACGGGACCGCAAATCATGCAGTCTTGCGACTAATCCGGTAAACTCTGCCCCTGCCGTCTTCCTTCGCCGAGATCACGGTCAGCCCCAGCTTCTTGCCCAAGGCCCCCGACATCGCGCCCCTCGCGCTGTGTGCCTGCCAGCCGGTTGCAGCGATGATCGCCTCCATCGTGGTCCCGTCGGGCGACTGAAGCATCTCGATCAGCATGGCCTGCTTCGTCCCAGCGCGCTGGGTCGTTTGCTTCGCTTCCGGTGGCACCGAAGCTTGTTTCAGGATAGCCATCACTGTTGTGACCACCACCGGCTTAACCCCGATGGCCAGCAGACCCGCATCCGTCACCACCAGCGTGGTGCCGTGGCCATCGCCGGTCTCGCGCCAAAGCAGTTCACACTGGCGCAAGTTGGCGTCGACCTCTTGCAGCCAACCGTGTGCAATCATCTTGGTGACAGCCATCTTCGCCGCCGCACCATGCAGCCCTTTGGGCAGCGGCAGAGCGATGTTGTCGGGCCGCTGGGCCCCGGCGCTGAGGATAAAAGTTTGGGTGTCGGTGAGTTTGGTCAAAGCGCGGTCCTGTTTGATCTGGTGGCGTTGGGTGGGATTAAACGGCATGTTCGCCCTCCTTGAAGGCGCTGTCGGTAATCCGGCGCAGCAGGCTGGCGTAGTGATTTAGGGTCCCGACATCGCCCCAGTTGATCTCGTCGGGATGGGTGTTGAAATGGTCGTCGCTCAGGGCCTGCAGCCGTTCCAGCATTGCGTCGATCTGGACCTTGGTTGTCATGAACGCGTCTAGGGCTTTGGAATTGTCGGTGGCGCGGCGGGTGCTCATGGTTGGCCTCCCTCAGATCAGCTGCAAGCTGGCCAGCACTGTGCTGGCAGCTGCAAGCTGGGTGGTCGGCAGCTCAATCTTGAGGTGCGAAATCACGTCGGAGACTTCCGCCGCAATCCCCTCTTCGCGCAGCGCGGCTTCAATGGCCTCGGCCACAGCGTTTGGGCGCGAGCGGTCGAACTGGTCGGGCAAAGCGGCGTGGTCGATGCGAATGGTGGTGGTGGCGGTCATGATCTTATCCTTCAGGATTGGGTTGGGGTGTGGTGGCGGGGCACGATGCACCCGCTTCTTGACACCATGAATCGCTTGATCAGGGAGTGTAATCAACTCAAATAATTACTTTTATCGTTTATATACAATATGTTGAGGATCACCAAAGCGCCATGGAAGGTATGTCTGAACGCGCCTATGCCGACCATTCCAAGCTCTCGCGCGGAGCCGTGCAAAAAGCACGTAAAACCGGACGGTTGGTCCTGTTTCAGGACGGGTCGATCAATGCTGCCGCCTCGAATGCACGGCGCGGGGCGATGACAGACCCCGATCAGCAGATGCGGTCACGAGGCGGGATTGCCAGTGGCAGCGATAGCACAGCAATCGGCAGCAGCGGGGTTTCCGGCCCGGGCGACAGCACGTCCTATCTAAAAGCGCGCACGGCCCTAACGGTCTACCAAGCGCAGGAACGCCAGCTTGCGATCCAGAAAAAGAAGGGGACGCTCATAGATCGCGCCCGGGCAGAGGCGCTGGTGTTCCGCCTGGCCCGCCAAGAGCGCGACGTCTGGGTCACCTGGCCCACCCGCGTGGCAGCCCTCATGGCCGCACAAATATCCGCAGAGATGGAGAAAGCATCGGGAGCCCCCGTGACGATCAAAACTGCGATCCTGCAAAGGGTGCTGGAAACCCATGTCCGAGAGCAGCTTACCGCCCTCGCAGACCTCAGGGTCTCGCTTGCATGAGGGTGATCATGATCACAGCCTGAACGACGGCGACCTAACCGAGGGGCTCGACCTCGGCTTTGATGGCGCTGAGGACATACTGCGCATCTGGCGGCGCGGGATCCGGCCTGATCCAGATCTGACAGTCTCGGAATGGGCCGATGCGCATCGCAAACTGTCGTCCCGCGCCAGCGCAGAACCCGGGCAATATCGCACCGCGCGCACGCCCTATCTGCGCGAGATCATGGATGCGCTGTCGCCGTGCCACCCGGCGCAGCGGATCAGCTTCATGAAGGCCGCACAGGTCGGCGCTACCGAGGCGGGTAATAACTGGATTGGCTTTGTCATTCACCACGCGCCAGGCCCGATGCTGGCGGTGCTGCCCACGCTGGAGATGGCAAAACGTACCTCGCGGGGTCGGATTGATCCGCTGATCGAGGACAGCCCGGCGCTGCGAGAAAAGGTCAGCCCGGCCCGCTCGCGGGACGCAGGCAATTCGATGCTGTCAAAGGAATTCCCGGGCGGCATTCTGGTATTGACCGGGGCAAACTCGGCCACCGGTCTGCGCTCAATGCCCGCGCGGTATGTGTTTCTGGATGAGGTTGACGCCTATCCGGCCTCCGCTGACGAGGAAGGCGATCCGGTCACGCTGGCCGAGGCCCGCACGACAACCTTTGCCCATCGCCGCAAGGTGTTCATGGTCTCGACCCCGACGATCCGTGGGCTTTCCCGGATCGAGCGGGAGTTTGAGGCCTCTGATCAGCGGCGGTATTTTGTGCCCTGCCCACATTGTGACCACCGGCAATGGCTGCAGTTCGAGCGGCTGCGCTGGGACAAGCGGCAGCCGGAAACTGCCATGTATCATTGCGCAGGCTGCGAGAAGCCTATCGCAGAGCATCATAAGACCTCGATGCTGGCCAAGGGTGAATGGCGTGCAACGGCAGTGTCCGCAAACCCGAACGCGATCGGCTTTCACCTCTCGGCGCTTTATTCGCCGATCGGCTGGAAAAGCTGGGAGCAGATCGCGCGCGACTGGCTGGCGGCCCAAGGCTCGGACGAAATGCTGCGCGCGGCGCGCAACACGCTGCTGGGCGAAACGTGGGTCGAAAGTGGCGACGCGCCGGAATGGCAGCGCCTCGCGGATCGCCGCGAGACGTTCGTGGCACAAATCCCTGCACGCGGCCTGTTCCTGACCGCAGGGGTGGACGTGCAGAAAGACCGCATCGAGGTCGATGTCTGGGCTTGGGGCCGTGGTTTGGAAAGCTGGCTCGTGGATCACATCGTCATTCCTGGCGGGCCAGATGATCCTGCCTGCTGGGACAAGCTGACAGCTTTGCTGGGGCAAACATGGGTGCACGAACACGGTGCTGTCATGCCCCTGGCAAAGTTGGCCATCGACACAGGGTATGAGACGGCTGCCGTCTACGCATGGGCTCGCATCCAAGGCATCGCACAGGTGGCCCCCGTCAAAGGCATGGAAGGCTTCAACCGTACAACGCCGGTCTCAGGGCCAACCTTCGTTGATGCCACGGTAAACGGACGAAAGCTCAAGCGCGGCGCGCGTCTCTGGACCGTGGCTACGGCAACCTTCAAGGCGGAGACCTATCGCTATCTGCGGCTGGAGCGGCCTAGCGATGAAGACCGGGCCAGTGGCGAGTCAAATCCAGCAGGCACGATCCACCTGCCGGACTGGACTGACAGCGAATGGCTGAAACAGCTCGTCGCCGAGCAACTGGTCACGATCCGCAACAAGCGGGGCTACGCGCGCCAAGAATGGCAAAAGATGCGCGAACGCAATGAGGCGCTGGACACCCGGGTGTACGCCCGAGCCGCTGTCTGGATCCTCGGTGCTGACCGCTTCGATGAAAGGATGTGGCGGCAGCTGGAAAAACAAGCCGGGGTGGAGACCACAGCCGTCACCACTGCGACCGTTGATCTGAAGAAACCTGATGCCCCCGAAGCCGGGCACGTTGCAGCCCCCCGGCGGCGCGGTTGGCGGGTAAGCACGCCAAAATACATGGAATGACCTATGACCCCCGATGATCTTAAATCCCGCCACAGCGCGTTGCTGGCGGCACGGTACAGCGGCACGCGCTCTGTGAGCTATGATGGCAAGACCCTGACCTATGGCACCGATGCTGAATTGGCGGCTGCTGTCTTTGATATTGAACGGCGCATCGCAAAAGCCGAGCGCGGCGCTGGGCGGATCTCTCGCCCCCATGCCGTAAAGGACCTGTGATGAACTGGCGGCAGCGTCTCGGGGCCTTTGTCGGTGGTTTTGATGCAGGCCAGCATCACCGCCGTCTGCGCGGATTTCAGGCGACGCGCGCTCATGTGAATGCGCTGATTGCGGCGTCAGGACCCGATATCACCGCACGCGCCCGCTGGTTGGTGCGCAACAATGGCTATGCGGCCAATGCTGTTGAAAGCTGGGCTGCAAATACCGTGGGCGACGGGATCAAACCAATCTCGCAAATTGCAGACGCGGCGCACAAGGAAGAGCTGCAGCGCCTTTGGTTGGCCTGGACGGATGAGGCTGACAGCGAAGGGTTAACCGATTTCTACGGGTTGCAACGGCGCGCGGCACGTGAGGTGTTTCTGGCCGGTGAGGTTTTCTTCCGGATCAGGCCACGGCGCATGAACGATGGGCTTTCCGTTCCCTTGCAGCTACAGATGCTGCCCGCCGAAATGTTGCCGCTGCATCAGACGGGACCCGCGGGCAATGGCGATGTCATCCGTCAGGGGATTGAGTTCGATCGGGTCGGACGCCGCGTGGCCTATCACTTCCTCCGACGGCATCCGGGCGACAGCACCGATCCGGGGTTGGCGGGAGAAATGGTGCGGGTGCCCGCTTCGGAGGTGATCCATGTGATCGATCCGGTAGAAGCAGGCCAGCTGCGCGGAGTTTCAAAGCTGGCACCGGCCATCGTGAAGTTGTTTCTGCTTGATCAATACGACG